TTACTGGTATTCCTGATAGAGAAAATAATGCAAGCGGTGGAGATACTGGTTCGGCAGTTCTTAATAGAAATGGTTGGACTGATATTGAAATTGTTGCTAGACTTAAGGAAATGTTTATCAAAAAGGGTAAGAAGAAACAACTTGAAATTGCTCTTAAGATATTAAAAGTTTTAGGAATAGTTGATGATGATTTAAATGCCATTGATATAGATGTTAGTATTCCAAGGCATTCAAATGACAACTTATCAACTAGAGCAACAGTATTTAGTACACTTGTTGCTACAAATGAACTTGCTACTGTCGATGCTCTTGAATTATCTGGACTTACAAATAGAGTTACAGAAATGGTAGAGCGTGGAGAAAAAGCAAAGATAGAAAGACAAAAACTTGCTATTCAATTTGCTAAGGCTTCTGCCGATGCCAGTGGTGAAGGTAAAGATAGAGAAACAACTGGTCAAAATAGAACCGCTGAAATAGAAAAAGCGGCATCTGTCGCTATGAATAATGGAGAAGATAAAGAGTAATAATTAGTTCCCTTCGAAGTCTTCGGACCGACGATGAAAGAGGTGTATCTTTGGATACATACCGAAAGGACTTAATTATATAAATTCGTCCGAGTTGCAGGACGTTTAAAGAATTGCAACTTGTAATTCGTCAGAGAAGACGTTTAATCACTACAAAGGAGGAAATATGAATTTTGAAAATTTAAAAGGTTTGATGGGCGAGTCATACCATGAGGGGATTACTGCTGAAGAAGTAAATAGTTTCTTTGCAGATAAGAATTTCGCTGACCTATCTACAGGTCAATATGTGGATAAAAATAAATACGATAGAGATATTCAAGCATTGAATACAACTATCACAGAAAAGCAAAATGCTTTAAATGCTAAATTAACTGATGATGAAAAGGCTAATCAAGATAGAGAAGCAGATAGGAAGGAAATCGAGAGATTAACTAATTTGCTAAAACAAAATACTGTTAATAGTAATAAAAACTTAGCACTTAGTTCACTTTCTGGATTAAAAACTATTTTGGGTCTTAAAGATGATGATAAGGACTATTCTTCATTTGTTGATAGTATTGTTTCTGAAGACGGTTCTAAAACTAGTTCAATCGCAAAGTATGTTGCTAAAATTACTAATGATGCTTATGAAAAAGGTAAGAAAGATGCTTTAAAAGACTCAATGGGAAATTTTGGTCATCAAAATAAAGGTGAAGGTGGAAATGGTTCTAAACCAATTGAAAGCCTAGGAGCCACTCTTGCGAAACAAAGCAATAGTGCCGTTAAACAAGAAACAGTAGATTATTTTAAAAGATAAAATATAGAAAAGGAGAGATTAAAATGGCTAATTTGGTTACAAGTGTAAACTATGGTAAAAACCAAAAACAAATACTAATTGGTCAAGACAGTTATTATATTGGATTACCAATAGTATTAAGTGGAAGTGCTAACACTACTATCTATGCTGGACAACCATTAACTGGTGACATCGAAGATAGAGATACTGCTTTCACTGCTTCAACAAGTTCTACTAAAGGTATTCTTTTACATGATGTTAAATTAGATGCAGATGGTAAAGGAAACGGAACATTAGTTCTTGCAGGATGTGTTGACTTATTAAAATTAGAAGACGATGTTGTAACTGCTATTGAAACAGCAAAAGCAGATTTACCTAGAATAATCTTCGTGAAAGGAAGTGCAATCTAATGAACAGTATTTTTGATTTAGTAACTGCTAAAAATATTGCAGAATTTTGGTTAGAAAAAAATCTTAACCAACAACCATCACTAGGTGAAACACTATTCCCTTCACAAAAAGAAATCGGTGTTAAACTAGAATGGATTAAAGGTGCACATAATCAACCAGTAGGTTTAAGATTATCTGCATACGATAGTAAATCTATCAGAAGAGATAGAAAAGGTTTCGAAAAATATGAAACTGAAATGCCTTTCTTCAAAGAAAGTATGTATATTGATGAAGAGTTAAGAAAGAACCTTAACACTATGCTTCAAACAAACAACGAACAATTAGTTAATTCAATTTTAACTAAAATATTCGCTGATGAAATTGAATTAATAAACGCTAGCCGTATCACACTTGAAAGAATGAGAATGGAAGCATTAACTACTGGTGCTATCACATTAGCAAGTAATGGACAAGCATATTCTTATGATTATGGTGTAGACGCAAGCCAAAAGAAATCAGTTTCAATTCCTTGGTCAAATCCAGATGCTGATGTTCTTGGAGACATAATTTCTTATGTTGAAGAAATGAAAGCAAAAGGAATTGTTATAACTAGAGCAGTTTGTAACTCAACAGTTGCAAAATACTTTAGAACTAACACTGCTATTAAAAATGCAGTATATGTATTTGCAAATGGTACAGTTAATGTAACTACTGCTAGAGCATTAGAATACATTTACAATGAAACAGGAGTATCTTTCTATGTATACGATAATGTATATGTAAATGAAGAAGGAAATGCTGTTAAATATGTAGCAAATGATACTGTAGTATTCTTACCAGAAGGAACTCTTGGTAAAACTCACTTTGGTGTAACACCTGAAGAAAGTGACTTAATGAACTCTTTAGCAGCAGAAGTATCTATCGTAGATAATGCTATTGCTGTAACTACTCATAAAGAACACGACCCAGTAACAGTTGAAACTAAGGTTTCTATGGTTGCACTTCCATCATTTGAAAGAGCAAATGAAATCGTTATAGTTGATACTGCTGGTACAGCATCTTATTAATAATGATAAAGATATTTAAAGATAATGATACTAAAGTTGTAACACAAGGGGTGTATAATTCATTATACAAACCCCTTGGTTATAAACCAGTCGAGGCTACTAAACCAGTAGCACCTATTCAACCTAAAGTCGAAGAAACTGTAGTTGAAGAGCCTAAGGTTGAAGAGCCTAAGGTTGAAGAACTTAAAGTCGAAGAACCTAAAGTTGAAAAGGTTGTAAAGAAAGAGAGTTCAGGAAATAAGAAAAAAAGAGGTGAGTAATATGCTATATTTAATAAATGGCAAATATTATGTAAACACATCTCCAATGATATATACAGAAGTTATTCTTTCCGAAAAGAATGGCGAAGGTATGTTATCTCCCACAAAAAATAAAATAGAAGTAAATCCAAGTACTGTTATTACACAAGTTAATCTTAAAGACGAAGTTGCTAAATTGTTAGCAAAGAAACCTGTGGATAAACCTGTGGATAAACCTGTGGAAACTTCTAGCAATATAAAGCCTAGATTTTCTAGGTATAGTAGAAAATAAGAAAGTTGGTGATACTATGACAAATTTATTAAGCACATTAAAAAGTGTTTTAGCAGCAAGAGACTTTGATACATTTGACGATACATATTTAGAATATGAAATCACTAGAGCCATTGCTGAAATTAATCGTTGTAGACGTTTTACACCAACTGCATCCGAATTATATGATGCAAAATACGAATACTTGATTATACCGTTTTGTATTTCTGCGATTGCTAAAATAGGTGCCGAAGGGCAAACATTACACACAGAAAACGGTGTTTCAAGACAATATGGTTCATCTATGGATTATCCGAGAGAATTGGTACAACAAATAGTGCCACTTGTTAAGTAGGTGATTATATGAGATGTTTAAAAAGAAACAAACGTAGTCTTTACTTATGCAATGGATACCAAGATGGAAATATAATGAAATTTGAAAGTCCAGTAGAAATCAAGGTAAATTATCAAGCAACAAATAGTGATGGTGATTTAATAGCACTTGGTTTGGATTTTCCAAAATATATCAGAATTAAGGCTGATTTAAAATATGCTGATACATTCCATCCTAAAGATAGAGTGTATATAAAAAATAAACCTATTATTAATCCGTTTAATGTATTGTGTAAAGATGCTGATTATGAGGTTGATAGTGACCCAATAGTATCTTTAAATGTAGTTGAAATAACATTAAAAAGATTGAGTGGAAAAGAATAATGCCTAGGTTATCATTTGATATAGGGAAAGACCGAATTGCTAAAATAAGTGATGTTCGAGAATACCTTAATGGATTGAAAGAAAATTTAATTGTTGCTACCGAAGAAATAGTGGAAACACTTAGTACTGAAGGCGGTAACAAGGCTGCCGAACTAAATGCCGTAGCACCCCAGTCAAATGCTCAAAAAAGTATTGTTGATTTTGGAAACAAAGGTTTCCATGGTTATATAACTCTAATGGGACCCGGTGCAGTGTATGATGAGTTTGGTACTGGTGAAAAAGGTGGAGACGACCCACATCCGTTAAAGGATTTTTATGGATTAAATCCATATAATAGTGGACCAATGGTTAGTAATCTTATAAATAGAAACGGAAGACACTATTGGTTTGCACCAAAAGACTCACCGCAGATTATGTATCCTAATAATTATACCGAAGGTATTCCATCAGGAAAACAAATGTATAACACACTACAATATGTTAGGCGAATAAAAGGAAAAGTTATCAAAGAAAAAATAAGTGATGCTTTAGATGAATATAGGTAAGGGATGGTGATTACATGGATGATACATTAATAACGCAACTTGTTGAAGATATTCGTAATTTATTTTCAAATAATAGCGAATACTTTGATATGCTTGTTAAAGAGAAATATGAAATATATCCGAAAATAACATATCCCGCAATAACAATCGAAGAAATACAAAATGAAGATAATGAAAGATTTTTTGATGAGACTGAAAGAGTAAGTGATATGGGGTATCAATTTGCAATATATGCCGAACAATCTGAAACAAAAACTGCGGTTCAAAATGTTAGAGCAATTGCTAAAATTATAGATGATTATCTTAAAGGACCAAGATATAGATGTTTTAGAAGATTGGGTTCATTGGTAATGGTACCACAACCAAGCGATAATAATGTTATAATTGGATATTTACGATATGAGTGCTCATTGGAATTAAATACAAATACAATTTATAGGAGGTAATTAAAATGGCTGCAATTAATTTATCTACAATTGGTGTACAATTACACTATTGTGTAGAAACAACTGCTGGAACTAGACCTACTAGTGGTTATACTAGAATTTATGGAATAAAATCTACACCAAGTTTAAACCCATCTCCAGATACAATTGAAACTACAACATTAGATGAACTTGAATACAAGACTTATGTTGATGGTTTAAAAGATTTAGGTGGTGCTCTTGAATTTACATTCAACTTAACTGAAGAGTTAATTGAAAAATGGGATGACCTAATGACTGCTTACAATACTGGTAAAGCAGACAATAAGAGAACTTGGTTTGCTATAGTAGTTCCTGGTTTAACAGATGCTTTCTACTTCCCAGGAAATCCAAGTGCAATGGGATTACCTGAAACAAGTGTAAATACTGTACTTGAAATCACTAACTACATTACACCAGTAGGTGCTCCAGTTAAGGCTTCAAAACCATCTGGAAGTTATTAATAAATGAAAGGAAATAATGATATGAATACAAAGATTAATTTAACATACAAAGACGTACCTTATGTATTAGAGTACGATAGAATGAGTGTAAAAACACTAGAAGCAAATGGTTTTTCAATAGAAGAGTTCTTAAAAAAACCAATGAGCAATATTGAACTTGCATTTGCTGGTGCTTTTATAAAAAATCATAGAAAGACAAAGCAAGATGTCATTGATGAAATCTATGCTAAGTGTAAAGATAAAACAAAACTTGTCGAAGCACTTGTTACTATGATTGAAGAAACATATACTGCGTTATTCGATGAACCAGAAGGCGATGAGGGAAACGTAGAGTGGGAAGTAATGGACTTATCTCCGAAGAAAGCCCAGAAGTAGAGTATACTTCCTTAACTGAACTTTTTGAGAAATTGTGTCCAATATATATGTCTTATGGTATGTCTTATAATGATTATTGGTTTGGACCAGCATTTATGACAACATTTTATCGAGATGCTAACAAACTAAGTATTAGACAACAAGATGAAAACAATTGGATGATAGGGATGTATGTATACGAGGCAATTATGGACTGCTCTCCTATACTACATCCCTTTTCTAAAAAAGGAACAAAACCTCTACCATATGCGGAAAAACCATATCTCTATGATAAACTTCACACTAAAACACGTGAAGAAAAAGAAAGAGAAAAAGAAAATGAAAGACTTAAAGCCATTGTTCATTTTAATAATTGGTTTGATGCTATGCAAAAACAATTTAATAATAAGAAATGAGAGGTGGTTATATGAACGATACGCTTACATTGGATAAGATTACAATTGAGATAAATGCAAGTGCTAGTGATGCTAATGCAAACATAGAAAAACTTGCATCCACCTTGAGTAGTTTAAAAAGTGCAACCAAAGGCGGATTTGGTAATTTACAAACTTTAGCAAAAGGTCTTACTGAACTAAAAAACGCTAGTACTGGAATGGATAAAGTATCGGCTGGTTTAGCGTCATTGGATAAAGTATCACAATCTTTACAAAATTTGAGTAACATATCTAATCCTAGAGGATTATCTAAACTGACCCAAGAGTTGATATGGTTACCGTATGCTATGAAGGGTTTTGATGAAGACACCATGAGTAACATAACACGTGTTAGTAATGAGTTGGCGGAAGCATTTACACCACTTGCCAATAAACTTGCTGACATTGCTCAAGGGTTTAGTACTATATCAGCGATGGCAAATAAGTATGGAATTTCTATTACAAAAATTAGAGATAAGACACTAGATTTGTCAAAGTATACTAAAATATTTAGCACGGCTATTAACGGGACACAATCAATATTAAAAGGATTAACGAAACAATCACAAACACTTATTAATGGATTTACAAAAAATGCTTCTAAAGTTAGTAGCAAAATAAAACAAATAGGTTTGTCATTACTAGGTACTCGTACGATATTTACTGCTACTCGTAAAGCAGTTAGTGAATATATGGCAATGGACTCTGAACTTACTTGGAAAGTTGCTAATAACTGGAGAGCACTTGGTGCACAACTTGCCCCACTTATAGAATATGTTACATATTTGTTTAAACAATTTGTAAGAGTTATTTATTCAGTAGTTCTTGCTTTAACAGGAATAGACCTAATTGCCAGGGCAAACGAAAAAGCGATGGCGGGTTGGGGTAAGGCTGCTAAAGATACACTTGGTAATTTACAAAAGTTTGATGATTTGAATGTTGTGGAATTTCCAAAAGGAAGTGGAGATGACAACAAATTAATTGATTTAGACCCTATTGATTTAAGTCCTATACAAAAGGTAATTGATTGGGTTCGTAAATTAAAAGAAGAAATAAAAGAGGCTTGGAACACTGGTCAATGGTATGGTGTTGGAAAGGTATTCGCCGAAGGTGTTAATGATGCTTTAGGTGGACTTAATCCCGATGCCATCTTATCTAAAATGGATAAAATAATGAGTAATATTGCCGATGGTGTGAATGGCTTGATGGAAAACCTAAAAGGTGCTAATATTGGTAGAGCAATTGAACTTGGATTATCAATTATTCCTAGTTCAATAAATTCATTCCTAGAAAAAGTCAATTGGGATATCATAGGTGTTAGGATTACTGAAGCACTAGATAATATTGATTTTTCAAAAATATTAAACGAGATATTTGGTGTCATAGCAAATTCGTTTGATGCAGTACAAAGGATATTCTTGAATATAGATACTGATACATTAGCAAATAGCATAACCCAAATTGTATCTGGTTTAGCAAGGGCGATAACTAGAGTCATAACTACTATCAAATGGAGTGAAATTGGTAAAAAGATACACGAAGTAATACTTAAAATAGATTGGAAAGAAATATGGCAAGCAATATTTGATGGACTAAAAGCATTTCTTGCAGGACTTGGTTCACTTGTTGCTGGTACATTATTTGGTACTGAATTTAAAACTGAGGCTGGTGCAATATTCGCTGGAATAGGTTCACTACTAGGAATTAAACTAATATCAGGACTAACTAAGATTTTATCATCTGGATTAGCAAGTGTTGCTAGTTTAATTGGTGGAAAATTAACATCTGGTATATCTAAACTATTCTCAAAAGGAAGTGGTCTTGGTGATGTTGCTAGTTCATCTAGTGGATTTAAACTTCCTGACCCAAAAGAGGTGTTAAAAGGTCTTGCCGATTTAGCAATAATAATTGGTGGATTAGCCGCTCTTATCGCTGCAATTGGACTTGTTATGAAAATACCTGGTGCAAAAGAAGTGATGACCAATGGTATACAAATGGTTGTTGATATGTTCACAGGAATTGGAAAAATAATTCTTCCATTAACAATAGTATCAGGATTAACTGCTGCTATGGGTCTTGTTGGTATCATGACTATGGTGCAAGGTTTTGCTGGATTAGCATTGGTTATTGATGGACTTGCTGCTGTAATAGGGGTAATAGGATTAGTACTACAAATACCTAATGTTAAAAGTATAATGACTGATGGACTAAATATGTTATATGATATGTTTAATACGTTAGGAAAAGTACTAGTGCCATTTGGTGTTGTAACAGGATTAATAATTGCTATGGGATTTGTAACACCACTTGTAATGTTATCTGGTTTAGCAGGACTTGCGATTGTAATTGATGGCTTAGCACTTGTTGTAGCATCTTTGGGTGCTTTATCACAAGTACCAGGATTTACTTGGTTAGTTGGCGAAGGTGGAGCATTACTTATAACAATGGGCAAATATCTTGGAGAATTTGCAGGTACTTTAGTTGCATCGTTTGTTAGTACAGCATTAGATGGTATTGTTGAAATGGGTACAAAACTTTCAGAATTTATGAAAGAAGCAAAACCATTCTTTGAAGGATTAACACACATCGATACATCAGTTACAGATGCTGTTAAAAATATGGTAGAAGTAATGTTACTATTAACCGCTAATAATATAATAGATGGTTTAACATCATGGATTACAGGTGGAAGTGGAGACCAATTATTAACATTTGGAAAAATGCTACCAGAATTTGGTAAATATATGAAAGAATATGCCAATGCTATATCTGGTATAGATGCCGACATGGTTCTTAAAACATCAGATGCTGTTAAATCAATTGCTGAATTTGCAGACCTAATACCAAATTCAGATGGTTTATGGAGTAAAATAGCAGGTGATAACAAACTAGATAAGTTTGGTGAAATGCTTGCCAAATTCGGACCATACTTCGCATCGTATTACGAGTCAATAAAAGGTGTAAATGCCGATATAGTTAAAACAACATCCGATGCTGTAACATCTGTTATCAATTTTGCAGATATTATTCCAAACTCAGGAGGATTATGGTCACTAGTTGCTGGTGATAATACACTTGTTAAATTCGGAAAAGAGTTATCAAGTTTTGGTGGACACTTTGTAAAATACTACGATAAAATAAAAAACATTAAACCCGATGTTGTAAAAGCATCTTCCGATGCAGTTTCATCTATAATGGAATTTGCTAGAATAATTCCAAACTCAGGTGGATTATGGTCTTTAATCGCTGGTGATAATGATATAGCAGATTTCGGTGAAGACTTAGCCGACTTTGGTAAGAGTTTTAAAGAGTATTATCAATATATTAGTAAAATTTCTGCTAACACAATTAATACCGTAACCAATGCTATTGCAAAAATCGTAGAACAATACAAGATTATACATGATAATAAATTAGATAAAACTGTCAGTGATTTCAGTAAAGCACTAAGAAATTCATCAGGAGACCTGGTATCATTCTTCAATAATACATTCTCATCATCACAGGCTTGGAGTATAGGATACTCATTTGGTGCTTCACTTGGTAGTGCAATTGCTAGTGGTATAAGAAGCACAAGGTTCCCATCATTAAGCATGATGTCAACCGACTCTGGACAGACACTACAAACATTTAGAATAAACGCTTATGCAAATGGTGGTTATGTAGACTCTGGTCAATTCTTCTTTGCAAATGAAAATGGTGTACCCGAATATGTAGGTTCTATTGGAAATAGAGCAGCAGTTGCAAATAATCACCAAATCATTGAAGGTATCAAACAAGGTGTTAAAGAGGCTATGATGGAAACAGAGTCATCACAAAATCTTACTATAAAACTTGGTAATGATACATTATATAAAGCACAACAAAAATATAATAGACGTCAGAACGATGTATACGGAACTGATGTAATAATATAGGAGGTAAAGTATGAATACTGATAATTTTCAAGGATACTATATGAAAATAAATGGATGTACATTCCAAAGCCCTTCTATAAAACGTGAAGCATGGAAGTTCGCACCAAAATTAATAATCGTCACTGATGCTGGTACACTTGCTAGTGGAAAACTAAATATAAAAGTGTTACCACATTTCAGAAGAAAAATTTGGTGCGGTTTCCCACCAATGACACCAGAACAATTTAGAACATATTGGACCGCCCTTTTGGGCGACCAATCTGGTGTCGGAATGTATTTAACTGTGGAAGCATGGGATGAAACAACTAATACTTATATTACTGATACATACTATCATAATGATTTGCAATACAAGGAAATCACTTATGGTGGTAGAAGAATGATAGTAATAGATGACTTCCAATTAATAGGTCATTAGGAGGTGTGATATGTCAAATGAAGATAAACTAGCATTGGAACAAAACACTGCGATGATTAAATGCAAACTTATTGTTAAAGCAAGTGGTGATTTGCCACAAATAGTTTTGACAGAAGATAATTCAGTTAAATCTTGGGAATATACTGACCAAAGACTGGTCCCTGATAAGGGTTTTATAGGACACTTTGTTTCAAGAACATTAAATGGTGAACTACAAAATATATCAGACAACTTTGATATTATTGGTAGGGAAATTAATTTTCAATTAGGTATCGTTAGACCTAGCGTTACTAGCGATAATACTGAAGATGAATTTGTTACTACATATTATGGTCTTGGTTCTTTTATGGTAGTGGACCCAAGCGATGATGATGTTCGTGATAGTACCAAATTTGAGTCAATGGATTATACGAAAAAATTTAATCAAACTTTTAATGGAGATTATACCGATACAACATTTACTACTAGTTATAATGATTTAATGGGTGTTAATACACCAGAAGGACAAACACCAGTTGTTACACCAGTAACTGCATTGTGGTTAGCACAATATACATGTGCACAAGTTGGTGTTACTCTTGCAACTACTACCTTCAGAAATTATGATTTTTCAATATCTCAAAACCCATTTCAAGCAGGAGAGAGTTGTAGAGATGTTATGAAAGCGATAGGACAACTTGCTTTCTCTTGGATAAGAATTGGATGGGATGATAGATGTTATATCGATTTTGAAGTTAAAGACAGTACTGATGTCGATACATACGATATATTAGATAATAATCAGTACTTCTCTTTAGAAAAACAATCGGTATATGGACCAATAAATAAAATAGTAGTTGGTATGCAAAACATAGATGGTGAAAGTGCCATAATAACTGACCAAGCAAGCATTGCTGAATATGGAGAACATGCTTTATATGTTTATGATAACCCACTTACAAATACATTTGAACTTCGTACTCAAGCAATAGCAGTGGCAAGTAATTTATTTGGTCTTGAATATGTTCAGTTAAAAACCGAAACAATCGGACATCCTTGGTTCCTTGCTAAAGATTATATAGATATCAAAGACATGAACAATAATCACAATTATACTTATCCGTTTAATACAACACTGAAGTATTCTGGTCATATTAGAAGTAATGTTGATAGTATTGGTGAAACTGAAGTAGATGATACATTAGGTTATGAAAGTGATGTTAGTAAATGGGCTAGACAAGCATCTATAGTTGTGGATAAACAAAATGGAAAGATAACACAATTAACTGGTTCGGTTGACAGTATTAATTTGACTGAAAATAATCATTATCAGGAATTACTTAGTACTTTTAATAACTACACACCTACATCGGAGTTTGTAGATTTGGAAAGAACTGTCGAGCAAATTCAAACTGATACTTATACTAAAACTGAAATTAACACAAAACTAACTGATGGTAGTGTAACAATGGTAAGCACTACTACAGGAACATTTGATGAAAATGGTCTTACTATCGAAAAAACTAATGCAAAAACTAAAGGTAGATTTAATGAAGTTGGTATGGAAATAATGGATGCTACTGGTAGTAGTGATGAAGAATTATTGTTTGCTGGTTATGATAATAGTTTAAACGAAACAGTAGTTAGAAGTAAAAATATAAATGTCACTAAATACCTTTCAATTGGAACACATTCAAGAATTGAAGATTATGAAGGTGGGAGTGGTATCTTTTATGTCGGTTGATAAACATACTGTATATCTTCTCACATTTCCAAACGGAAAAGTTTATATTGGACAAACAAAAAATATTAAAATGAGATGGGAAGCAAATGGAGTTCGTTATAAGAAAAATAAAGAAATGTATAGCGATATTCTTAAATACGGATGGAAGAACATAGATAAGAAAATTTTACTAGAAACAGATTGTGAAGATATTGCTTATGATAATGAAATAAAATACATAAAATTATATAATGCCACAAATCCAAAAAACGGATATAACAAATCGACTGGTGGAAAAGGTCCAGCAGGGGGTGTCAAGATGAGTGATGAAAATAAAAAGGCATTATATGCTAGACTTTATAATAATAAATATCATTTAGGACATAAACATAGCAACATAACAAAGCAAAAAATGAGTGAGGCAAAGTTGGGGAAACATTATTCACCAGAAACAGAATTTCCAAAAAGAGGTATAATGTGTGTAGAAACAAACACAATTTATAATAGTTTAGCAGATGCTGAAAGAAAAACAAAAATAAGTCATACACATATAAGTCAGGTTTGTAATAACAAAAGAAAAACATCAGGTGGCTATAGATGGAAATATGTAGATTAAGGAGGTAGATTATGGCAACAATAAATGGAAGTACTAGTAGTAGTTTATGGACTTATAAATTAGAAGTAACTGAAAATAGTTATAGTATAGAAAATAATACTTCAAGTGTAACTGTAACTGCTTATATAGGTAGAGCAAGTTCTACTTCATATTTAGGAGGTTCTTGGAGTGGTTCAATAACAGTTGATGGTTCTACTCAAAATATGAGTGGTACAATACCATATCCTACTTATATAAATGGTGGCGGTTGGTTAGAATTATCAACTAAAACTTTTTCATCAGTACCACATGCTTCTGATGGTAGTAAAACCGCTAGTGTATCGAGTAGTTTTAGTTCCAGTGCTTTTACTCCATCTAGTGCTAGTGCTAGTGGAGATGTAGTATTAACTACAATTCCGAGAGCAAGCACTATAACGTCAGTAACAACTGCAAATGTAGGAAGCAATACAACAATAACAGTAGATAGAAAAAGTAGTTCATTTACTCACACAATCACTTATACATTTGGAAGTTTAAACGGAACGATAGCAACTAAATCATCGAATACATCAATATCTTGGACAATACCAAATACATTCTATGCACAAATGCCAAATGATAAAACTAAATCAGGTACAATGACAATTACTACTTATAGTGGCAATACACAAATAGGTAGTTCATCAAGCAAAACATTTACTGTATCTACAAGTGAAAGTGATTGTAAACCAATAGCAAATGGAAGTGTTGTAGATAGTAATAGTGCTACAATAGCAGTAACTGGAGACAGTAGTATATTAATTGCTGGTTATTCAACCGCAAGCGTTAGTTACACCGCTACACCAAGAAATAGTGCGTCAATTAAAAAGGTTACAGTAAATGATGAAACTGCTTATAGTGGTACTTCGTCGAGTGCAGTAACTGGAACCAAACCTATATCAAACTTTAATTCAAATAAAATCGATATAGTAGCAACCGATAGTAGAACATATCCTGATACAAAAAGATTAGTTGCTGGTACTGATTATACATTGGTTCCTTACATACCACTTACATTTAATGGTAATGTCACAAGACAAACTCCTACAGGAGATGTATTATTACTATCTTTTAGTGGAAACTTCTATAGTGGAACATTAGGTGCGACAACAAATAGTTTATCGTTGGTTTGGAAATATAGAGAAAAAAGTGCTAGTACTTGGGAAACTGGTGGAACATTAGTATTAAATACTGATTATACAATTGATACAACAAATAATACATACTCAAGTGGTAGTGGTTCATCGCAAACTGCAATTTCACTTGGAAGTGGATTTACTTATAGTAAAAACTATGAGATACAAATCCAATATACTGATGCTTTAGTTGATAATACTATTGTTAAAGATGGCATGAGAGGAATACCAATAGTAAATTGGGGTGAAGATTTCTTTAATGTTAATGGTAATATAAAACAAAATAACACTACTATTATAGATAGTTCTTCTAATATTAATGTAAATAACATAACAAACACGGGTACTATAACTAGTGCAGGAACTATAACAACAAACAACAATGTAATATCCAAAAATAGTTTATTAATTAAAGATGCTAATAATAATACAAAAGCAAAACTAGACAAAGATGGGTTATATTTTGATGGAAAGAATGTTACCAAAGTAAGTTTGGCTATGATTGTAACTAACGATGAACAAGTATTTACCCAAAGTGCAAGCCCAGTTACCGTTTGGGGAAGTGGTTTTGAATATGGTGATTACACATATAGTACATCTGGTGGTTATATTGAAATCAAGAACACGGAGTTGTGCGAAATAAGCGGTGCATTTGGTGGTAACGATTTTGCATGGGCGAGATTAGAAATAAGTGAGAGCAATACTGTTATCGACAGTTATGCTACTCTTGTTCAAGCGGCTGGAAATGGATATTTCTTTACATCGTTACAAACAGCGATTATACGATTAGACCCGACAAAAACATATCATTTATTTTTAACTTGTGCACCATACAATGTTAGTAGTTTTACATTGAACGCTGGTTTTGCTAATACTTCAACTTGGATAGCGGCAAAGAAAATAAAATAGTAAACTTTTCAAAAATATACTTTTATGATACAATAATATATAGGAGGATAACATATGAGCGAAGGCTACATTGATGGTATCGCAACTATGGCTATTACGAAAAAGAATGGAGCACCTATTAAGGTCGATTAAATGAAAGGAGAAATGAAAAATGATTACAGTTTATGCAAAGAAAGATAAAGTATTAGAGTTAAGAGGATTATCTACTGATACTAAACCAACTGATGTTGGGAACGGCTCAATCTATATATGTATTGATACGGGAGACATATATATGTTTGATGAAAACGGAAAAGAATGGAAGGAGATATAATTATGGATATACCAAGTTATTTAATGGGAAGAATTGCTGGTAGTAGAAATGCTAGAACAGTTGTTGTAACTGAACTACCAGAAACTGGAGAACCTAATGTAATTTATTTAGTACCCAAACAAACGATAGATGACAATGACATTTTTGATGAGTATATTTGGGTAGAAGATGACTGGGAACTAATAGGAAGCACTGCTATTGATATTAGTGGTAAACAAGATATAATGCAGTTTAGTACAATGCCTACTGCTGACTCAACTACTGTTGGAAAGATAATCCAGTATACTGGAACAACTAATGCAAATTATACAAATGGATATTTCTATGTTGGTATAAACGATAATGGAAGTTATAGTTGGAGTAACATAAATGTACAACACACTAACCCAACTGAGCCACAAACATATTATATTGTTGCAGATGTTGGTGATATTACAGACAGTACAACAAAAACAACAATAAACAATTTGACATTGTTAAACCAAATTATTGATGTGTTAAACGATGCTTATTCAAATGGATACAAAACATTTGAGTTAAAAATTATAAATGATGTTGATACTCTTCATGCTAAATACAGAGTGTTTAGGTTAATTCCTCAATGGAATATACAAGATACCGGAAGTGGCGAAATTGAATACGAGGGATTTTCATTCAGGTCTTATGATGTATACTTAAATCCACCTGATACAGGAAGGTCACCTAATGTAGGAATGTACTATCACAATTGGGAAATGACGGCTCAATTTACAAACGGTAGATTTTCAATAGATAGTGAAGCAACAGAAATAGAAGTATATTCAATTCCAATTAGTTCTTTAGTACAATATAATACTATGCCAACAGCAAGTTCAAGTACAGTAGGAAGAATAGTACAATATGTCGGTACTACTACTAACGATTATACAAATGGATATTTCTATATTGGAATAAGCACAACTGAGAGTAATGAAACAACTTATGGATGGAGTAATGTAAATGTACAAAAAGCAGACATTCCTAATACCTATACTTTATATGACCTTGAATTTCCTTTAACAACTGGCTCTAAAATATATAACGATGAAGAATTGATTAACTTTGTAAAAAAATGCAAGGAAACATCGTCGTCATCGGGACTACTTGTTGTGAGAGGAACTGAAGGTGTCGGATACATAAATATATCTGGTTACAATAATATTTGTTTTACTTTAATTGACAGAGGTGTATATAGTGACCCAGAAACAAGACAGTTATACATAGCACTTGTATATACTAATAACGTGGTTACAGGAGTTAGTGTAGCACAAAATAGTGGACATTATCGTAAAATTCTTAGTTACGACGATGGATATGGTACAAACCCTTATGCACAAATAAGTGATGTTTTGACTAAAACTAATACAACAGCATTTACACCAACTGCAGATTATAACCCTGCTACTAAAAAATATGTTGATGATATAGGCTCTGGTATTAAAAATGCAACTACAGGTCATTTGTGGGAACTTAGTAACGGATATTATTATTATAATGGTAATGCGACTTATGCTAGTGGAAATTCAATAGGTAGTGGTATTCATTATATTATAAAATTTGGTGGAGATAGCAGTGGTCTTGGTGGAAATGCTTATGTTTTAACCTTTTTATCAGGTTTATCAAGTTTAACATATTTTCATGTCATTACAGGTATGAACCCATACGGATATGATACAACTAGTACAAAACATAGTTTTAAAATTTTTGAAGACATGGCTTTAAAATCTGACGTACCTAGTATGTTTGGTGTAAATTCTTATTCACGAACAACAACATATCAAATTGGTGACTATATCCAAGCAAAGGAAAATAACGAAATTGTTATATACAAATGCAATACAGCAAATACCACAGGAACTTGGGATAGTGCAAAATGGACTGTTTCATCTATGATGGAATATCTAAATGATACACTTATAGGCAGTGCGTTAGGAGGTAGTTATTAATGGCAAGAACAGATACATTAACACATTTCTTAACAGATGTAGCAGATGCTATCAGAACTAAAACTGGTAGTTCTGCTGCTATATCAGCAGCAAACTTTGATACAGAAATTGAAAGCATTCCTAGTGGCAGTGGACATGATTGGTCTACTATTGGTTTCGAACAAGAACCAACTGGTTCACGAGCAGCATATCAAAGAGCAGTTGCTTTAAAAAACAATTGGGACCCAAACACAACAACGATGCCAACAAATAAATTTCAACAATCAGACCTTGTTTATATGCCAGATATTGATATGAGAGGTATTACAACCACCGATGCTTTTAAGAATTGTTTTCAATGTTTAGGTTACGTGACCTATTCTTCATTTAACTTACCATATTCAAAAAGTGCATTGACAGCAGTTGCTAAAATAAAAGCAAAACCTTATGGAAGTATTTCTGAAATGTTTTCGTCATGTAGGCGACTAACCGAACTTGATTTAAGTGGAATAGACACATCTGAAGTAACAAATATGTATGGAGCATTTTCCAAAATATCTGTAAGTGAAAATCCAAATCCAATAACAACATTAGATTTAAGTAATTTTAACACAGCAAAAGTAACTGATTTTCGTTCTATGTTTTCGGGCAATGATGCATTGCAATCGTTAAATCTTTCATCATTTACTATTTCTAGTGGATATTTGATTAGAACAGCAAGCATGTTTGGTAACTGCACATCACTTACTCATATTGATATAAGAAGTATGACACTTTCTAACATAACTGGCGGTACAGCATACTATGAAAATATGTTTGGTACAGATGCTGCAAATGGTGTTCCGGATGATTGTGAAATTATAGTGATGAACGATACACAAAAGACTTGGATTACTTCAAAATGGTCAAGATTTACAAATGTTAAAACAGCAGCAGAATATGAAGCAGAACAAAATGCTTAAGGAGTAATATACATTAAGCATTTAACAATTATTAATATATAAATCTACCAATGAAGGGGGTGAGATAAATGAAACAATTTTGGACAGATTTAAAAAGTTGCATAACGATATTAATGATAATATTATTATTTATAGTCGTTATAGCAAATTTATTTGGAAGAACTTTAGCGGATAATTTACTAATACTAGTAACGAATTTAATTACTGCTGTGTTTACCTACTATTTCACAAAAAAAGAAAAAGGAGATGATGATAAAAATGGGAAAAGTTTTTAGTTCAAAAGAATTTATAGACAAACTTAATTGGCTTGTTTATGATGTACCTAACTACTATCATAGTGAAGCAGGTACTTGGTGCAACTACAACTGGAATAATAATAAATTTATGATGGACTGTGTTGTATCAATAAAAGGATTATTATGGGGCTTTAAAGCAGATAAAAATTTACCACATGGTGGTGGAGTATATGGTTCAAATGGTGTAGCAGATTTTACACCTGATGGTGGATTAAATTACTGCACTGATGTATCACAAGATTTTAATAATTTAGTACCAGGTGAATATTTATGTATGAAAGGAACAGGACACTCTCATGCTGGAGTATATCTAGGTAATGGCAAAGTGTTTGAATGTACTGTTGCTTGGAATACAAATAAATGTGTTATAAGTGATATTGATAGTAATGGAACTCGTTCATATAATGGAGTTAATAGTTTAAGATGGACTTATCATGGAAAATTAAATTATATTGATTATAGTGATGCACCTGAACCTACACCAACAACTAATGTTAATATATATTATCAAGTAGAAACTAGTGAAGATGGTGTTCTTCCTATGGTAAAAAATCTTCAAGATTATGCCGGATGGAAAAACCATGCAATAAGATACCTAGCAATGAAGGTTGACAAAGGTAGTATTAGATATAGAGTTACAACTGTAAGTGGTAAAACATTACCTTGGGTAACTGAATGTAATATAAAAGACCACAACCTTGGTTGTGCTGGAAATGGAGAACCTATTGCAACTGTTGAAGCATACTATTATACTCCAGAAGATATTATTAGAGAAAGTGGATATAAGTATGTTTATTATAAGGTAAATGATTATCCATTTCAAAAAGATACAATCAAAGGACCAGGATATGACGGTTTTGCTGGAGTACCAGGAGTAGTTGCAACAAAGTTCCAAGCATATATCGGAGACTAAATCCTATATGGGTAGATTTAATGAAAATAACTTAGGCGATAAAATACTAGCCTAAGTTTTTTCGTGCGAATTTGACCCCTTAAATTAAGTCTAGCGAAAATTTGCAAGTTTTGGAAACGTATGGTATAATAAAGTAGTATGGATAGGAGGGAATGATTGAGGTATGGATACAATTAAAAATGTACTTACTATTATCGTATCGTTGTCTACTGTTTTTGGAATATTCACCGGTATCATAAACAAAATGTTTAATAAAAAACTACAGCCTTTGGAAAATCGTATTGAAGAAAGTGAAAAGAATATTATGAAACACGAACTAGGACAACTTAGATATTTGGTGGTTTCTTTTGCAAACGATTTGAGAAATGGTGTACCGAAGAGTCGCTTTCAATTCGATGCCGTGTTTTCATTTATCGATGAATACGAAGAAATGATAAATCGTTTACATATAAAAAACGGACTTTTTGAAGAGGAAAAAGTGTATATAAAAGAGATGTATCATAAAATGACAAACGAATAGTTGACAAGTATTGTAATATTTGGTATAATTATACACACGAGGGGAGAGTGTGTTTTTATTATGAAGAAATTTATGTATCGATATAATTATAAACCAATGATATTGGACTACATTATGAATAGTAATCTATTAAACGAACACAAACAAGAACAAAAAATATTACAACTAATACTTAAAGGTAAAACCTGTGTTGAAATAGCAGATGAAATTGGTTATTGTGAAAGAACTATACAAACAAGACGTAGAGATATCTATGAAAAAACAAAAGACCTAATGATTTAGGTCTGTTTTTTATTTACTATTTTCACGAAATTAATACGCATTTTACAAAATATTTCTTTAAGAAATACCTATTTTTCGTGAAATAATTCATTTGAATATACTATATATTATGCTATAATATCGCCACAAACGGAAGACATATTGGGAACAAATCAAACACACAAAGAATATATAATTAAATTGGGGGATGTATATGAGAAAGGAAAATTATTTAAAAGTAAAGCACTACATAAAATCATTATGTATGGATAATGTAATCGAACTATGTAAAAATACTGGTCTCACTGAAGAAGAAACCACTCTTATTAAGCACATTAACCGTGGTGATAGTAGAGTTTTTATCAGTCTAAAAATGGGAATGTGCGAAAGTGCTGTTTCAAAGAAGTCTCACAAAATACTTACAAAAATAAAAGATTATTTAATAAAAAATAAGATACCATTTTAGTATCCTATTTTTCTTCTATATATTCGACTATATCAACCACGTCTTCTGATGCTAGGTAATTTGCTCTATCTTCATCAACATAATATATACCATCTTCTGGCATTATATGTTTTCCAAATCTAACATCATCATAACCTTTAGGTAGTTTACAAATAACACCGACTCTATATATTTTTGGATTATTATATTCTTCTTCTAATAGTTTCTTTTCTTTTTCTATTTCTTCTTTTGTAACATTAGAACCTAAGTATTCAAGCCAAGTTTCAAGTGCTTTATTATCATATTCCTTACATTTTGGAATATTTTTTATTTTATTTATATCAAAGTTCATATCGAGTGGTACAACATATCCGTTCACACCATCTTTAATAAGTTCGGTACAACCACCAATGTCGGTAACAATACAAGGAACTTGATATTCCAAACTCTCTTGCACAGTATATGGGAGACCTTCGCAGTCAGAAAGAAGTACGGTGTAATCGGCATTTGCTAAATAATCCCAAATATCAAATCTTTGCTTCCAAAAATGTACTTCTTCGAAATCACATCTTTGCGGACCATTTGTAAATATATCCCATTCAAATTTAATACCAGCATCTTTCATCATTTGCATCATTTGTTTCATTCTTCCCCAACCTTTTTCGGAGTCGAGCCTTGTGCATGAGATTAACTTAATTATTTTATTTGTTTTCTTTCTTGGTGCAAGGATGTTCTTTATTACTTTTGGGTGGTCGTGTAGTACTAAATCACTCATTTCGGCAACAAATTCGCCACAAGCGATAATGTTTTCAATACCCATCGAGAACACTTGTTGTTTCAGTACACCTTTTTCAAGAAGATGTTTATAATTAGCATGTCTCATTTCGTAATCTTTTTTACCTTTTATATTTTTTGGAACTACACCCCAAACGCTATTACGAATAAATATATCACAAGTGTATTCTTTATGTTGGTCATAAAGTTCCATTTTTACAAGTTTCTTTAATCTATTTATTTGTAGTTTATCACCATCGCCATATACGATTGTTATATCAAAAAACTTTCTAAGTGAGAAACAAAAATTATATAAGAATGTTTCTACACCAATCAACCACCAATAGCACATAAGTAACTTTGGTATATAATTATAGTTTTACGTCTATCGGTCATTCTTATCACCCCCCTTCAACAAATTTTTATATGCTACATCACATAAACTTCCTTCTCTAGGAGAGTTATAATGATAGCCAACAATATTGGTATATTTTTCAGTTGGATTTTTCTTGTTTAATTGCACACTTAAATAGTAATCTTCAGCATATCTAATTTCTGGACATCTTTCATCTCCTAGAAATTCTCTTCTTATAAATCTTGCACAACCGCTACCCCATTTAAGTTTACTATTTGGATTAAAGTTTAATATAGTACCATCATTCATTTTTAAATCCATATAAATAATATCGGTACCATCTAGTTTATCAATAACTTTCAAGTATTCGCTTGTATATAAATAATCATCACTATCTAATTCATTTATATACTCACCACTAGCATTATCATAACCTACATTTTTAGCATGACCTAATCCTTTATTTTCTCCATAACTTATTATTTTTATATTGTCTTTTCCTTCCATCCACTTTTTACATATATCTAATGTACTATCAGTAGAACCATCGTTTATAATTATTATTTCTATGTCATTTCTTTTTGGAATACTATCCAGGGCTTTTATTATTAAATCCTGCTGGTTATATACAGGTACAATAATTGATAGTTTCATTTTAACCACGAACCTTCCATGTGGTGTTTCGTATAACCATTTTCATCATTAAAATATTCTTGTGGATAGATTACGAAATTATCTATAACTTGTATTTCGTTTTTATTTCTATCTATTTTATGCCTTTCTAGTATATTGGACATTATTACAGTGTTTGTAGTTTGCTCAAAATCTCTATCATTATAATAATCAAGCATTTCTTTTATAATAGGATTTCCTTTTTCTGCCCCCATTGTCGCACATACTGGAAAATACGGTTGCTCGAAACCAGTAAATGCGGGTAAATTTAGAAACACATCTAAAGGTTTATGTACTGATACATCGGTATCAAGATATATTCCACCTTCAGTATATAGAGCATAAAGTCTAATAACATCACTAGTAAAGGCATATTTCTTAGCACTATAACTTTGTTTTGTGAATTTATTGTAATTTATGTCGAAGTTATCTTCATTCCACTCTTTTATCTCATATCCAAGTTGCTTCCAAGTTTCCATACACTTTTTTATTAATTCACTTTTTTCACCATGCCCGAGCCACACATAATGAATGATTTTTGGTATTGCCATATTATCACCTAACTTAATTATATCATAAAGAAAAGAGTGTTGTCTACACTCTTATTTTTTTGGTCTTCTATTATTCGCTTGTTCCTTTTGTGTTGCCCATCGGCAATTAGAAGGTTCATAGTTTCCATTGTTGTTTATTCTATCGATTGTGGTATTTATTGTACCATATACATCTAAGTGTTCATTATATCCGTTTTCAATAGCCCAATTATAGAAATTCATAAAATCATTTTTCCACTCGTCGCAAACTTTTATACCACGAGCACCATAGTTTTTATATGATTTATTGTTCGGGTTATAACATCTTTGCTTCATATGTGCCCAAATATCATAAAGCCTATTTCTTCTTAGTTTATGCCTTGTCGCTTGGTCACGAAATAATTCAATTCGATAGCATCCACAACTTGTCGTGTGACCATAGGCTAATTTTCCATAATTAACCACTGTTCGATTTCCGCAATCACATTGGCAAAGCCAGCACGTTTCGTTCCATTTATTATTTTCTACTCTTTTTACAACAAATAACTTTCCAAATCTTTGTCCAGTCAAATCATTTAATTTCACAATATACCTCCCGTAATAAAGTATAACGAGGGTGATTACGGCACCCTCAAATAAATTATATCACTATTTTTATTATTTTACAACCCATACGTATTCAACATCTCGCTCACTTGGGTTAAATGTATCATATATTATACCATACTTAATACAGAATATGTGACCTTTGATTGTACACAACACGATATTATTTTTAAATTGTCTTGCAACATCTCTTACTTTTCGTGGCGGATTAATAACTCGTTCAAAATTATTATCCAAATACCATCTCACAAAGTCCCCGTCTATCATTATTGTGCCATTATATTGTGCTAAATCACTTAACTCATCATATACATCATCCCAAGAACGACCGGTTGCACAACTAAGTGCTCTAGGAAAACAATCGTCTTCTATTTTATTGAGTGGGTTTGAGTTGTAATAAATATAATTCATAATTACATGCTCGCAATTTGTTGTGTATATTCACGTATTAGATTTAGTTCATCTTGACTAGTAGCATCGTGTTTTAGCATCTCAACAAAATTAACCATGCTCTCTAACATATATTCAAGACTTTTCAAAGCATCATCTTTGGCACCATAATTGCCTCTGTTTGCCATATCTCTGCTTTCCATATATCTGCCGTAGTCATCTGCCATTCTTTCTATATGGTCATGTCCCATATACCTACCACGACTGTCTCTCCGTCTTGCCCCATATTCATCTCTTCCATAGTCATCTCTATATCTTCTATCGTAATTTCCGTATCTCATAAATTCTCCTTTCCTTTCCCAATATTCTTCATTGGCAACGTCTTTATGAATATCTACTAACACATCTAACATTTCGATGTTATTAGGTTGTATTCCTTCATCCAAAATATCACATATCTTTTTTTCAAGTTCTTTATTCAATTTCTCTACTGTTTCCGTTTCCATTATTATTCTCCTTTCTAAGGATAGATAATATCTCATTATTTTGACTGATTATTCTTCCCAAATAATCTTTATTTTGATGTTGTAATTCAGTCATAAGGTCAGTGTTGTTATAATCTTTGAATAATATTTCGAGACTCAATGCCTGTAAAAACAAAGATGTTATATCTAATCTATTATTCATTATCCACTGATTTTTCTTATAATTAAGTTAGCATCCTTTATTGTTGGTACTTGTGTTGTTACAGCAGGAGTTACACCACCAATAGTTGAAAGTGAACCGACACTTATTGTTGTGTTTACTCTTGGGCATACTCTTATTAGTTTTGTAAAAGCAACATTTTGATAAGTATTTGCTGTCGTAACTTGTCTATCAATTTCGGTTCCTTCAATATCTGAACCATTCGTTTTTAAAGCAAGTGCTATTTGTCCTGTTGTAGCAGACGTAACATTTGCATGGAATGATACTTCAAATAAACCTCCACCGATTATTGTAAAATTACTACTACCTGGAGTATATTGTAACCATCCGCAACAAGATGCCGAATTAGTTCTCACATCAACTGTAGAAAAATTTATATCATCTGTATTACTTGTTAATATTTCTGGATTAATTACTAATGTTTGTATCATATTATTTTTTTCTCCTCTCATAATTTTGCACAATTATTATGTGTTTTATTAAAAATGAGAATAGGACTCGCCCCATTCTCTTGATTTTCCCCTTAAAGGGAAAACGTTAGCAAGTTCTCATAATTGAGTTTGTAGTATTCTACATTATGCTATTAAATAAATTGTGTTGTAGTGAAGTTCCCACATCCACAACCATTATTTCCATTACATGTAAATATTGGTTGGTTGCCATATACTGGTTGTGATGGTATAGGACAACTTCTTAATTCAGATACTAACTGATTTGCAACTACAGCATTATTTGCTCTAATATCAGCAGTTTGAGCGATTTGTGATGCTTGTAAATCTTTCATTAAGATTTCTCTTTGTAAATCACTAATTTTTTCGTTCTTAGCATCTATCTTATCTTGACATAACTGGTCTAGGATACGTTGTGTACTTGCTGTTTGACTAGAAATAATATCTCTAATACCATTACTTAATGCTTCTCTATCTGCACAGTTTTCACTAATTACAGTAGATGTTAAGTTAGCAAGTCCTAGACGGTTCTCACAACAACAATTAGATAATGCGTTATTTAGGTTATTAAAACCTTGTAGTGTTGCAATTTGATTACTAAAGTTTTGGTTCATATCTGCCATTTGTCTGCTATTTGCAGCAATTTCGGCATTATAGAAACCATTACTTACAGTTTGGTTCATATCAGCACAACAGTTACATAGTTGGTTAGATAGTGAATAAATACCACTATTTACAGTATCAAGTTGATTGCTTAAATGTAGTGTGTCAAAACCATTATTAGTATTAGCCATGATGTCTTTTTGACCATTTGAAAGCCAAGCATAACCATTATCAAAACCATTGTTACCAAAGAAACCACCATTACCGTTTCCCCAGTTTCCACCAAATAATGCTAGTAATAATATTACCCAAATCCAGTCGCTACCATAACCACCAAAACCACCATTACCATAGCCACCCATCATAGGATAAACTGGATATGGATAATTGTTTCCGTTAGTTGCTAATTCAACTACTGGTTGGATACCATTTGAATTACCGTTCATGTTCGTTCTCCTTTCTTTAAATTTTATATCAAACTCTATTTAGAGTTGATACCATCGTTTTGTAATTGTTCAATTACATTTTCAGGTACACCGAATTGTTTTGCTCTCGCAAATAAACCATTCATTTGTTCCGTAGAGTATCCATTCGTTACTTGTTTAAATAAATCTATTGGATTACCTCCGTTATTTTTTGCTTGATTTATCATTTGAAATGCTTGCGGACTTTTTATTTTCAATTGGTTCATTAACATTTGCATTAACGGATTTTGCATTTTCCATCATACCCTTTCTTAATTCGTTTATTTGCATTTGTAAACTTTCTATCATTAAATCTTTGTCATCTTTTTGTACAATTTCTTTTATTTCGTACGCTTTAATATCACCTTTAATATTTTTTATCCACATTACGCTTAAATCTTTACTAAAAAATGGTGTGTCTGCAAAAATTAATTCTTTATTGACATCATCTATAGTATTTACAAATTTCATACCACCTTGATTGTTTGGTGCTAGTTGAAATGTTTGATTTATTGCTGGCTGTGTTTGTTGTTGCGGTTGAGATAATTGCTCTTTCATTTGTTGTAATTGAGATATTTGATAATCAATTCTATCTTTTGTTACTTGCGGATTATACCCAATTGTATATGGATTTTGATACATTGTTATCACCTTTCCTAATTTAAGTATAATAAAAAAGACACTTATAAAAGTGTCTTCTTTGTGTTTGACTATTTTAATCTAAATCACTACCGATTATTTGTTGCCTTGGACTTGCATCAGAAGAAGATGTTTTTTCATCATTAGCAAGACTAATCACTTTCTTTATATTCGCAAATACTGGTAATGTCCCATCTTCTCTTGGCTGTGTACCAGCATTATGAACAACTTCACATAATAATTTTCTACCAACTAATTTTGGTGTATCAGTAGTTGTATCAAACTCATCTGCATCAGGTAAGTCAAGTGCTATTCTACACATAATAGCCATTGCTGTTAAACCACCTGCATTTGCAAAATTATATCTGTTCATTAATGTTCTATTTGTCCTGATATCTTTGAATGTAACAACCATTTCAGTTGGTTTTCCACTTGGCTTACATTCAGCCTTTGTTATTTCTAATACTCTTTCACCTTCAGGAATAGGTTCATAACTTTGTAAATCAAATTTAATCTTCATCATTAATATCCTCCGTTTCTTTATAAATATCTTTAGCAATTTCGTTAAACTTTTTTAAAGATACATTACTTCTCTTTGCTAAACTAACAGCATATCCAACTGCCATTGTGAAGCACAAACCTTCATCTCCTCTTTCACTACTTTGATAGCAAAAACCATTGTCATCAAAGTGTGTAGCCTTTAAAACTACTTTTGGTTTTCTCATTATTCTTCCTCCTTCAAATTTTTAGATAGTGTATATTTTACAATATCTTCGACATACTTATTATATAATTTTTCTTGTTCTTTTGCAAACTTTTCTTCATTAAATTTTTTACTATTTTTAGCAGTTAATTTATATTTACCACATACTGATAATTCTTTTTCTATCATTCTATCTTTTATATCTTTTTCTAGTATTTTTAATTCATCTTCTTTTGCTTTTAGTCCACTTGATATTTTTAATAGTTCTATTTCTTTTACAAGTGCTATTGCACTCTCACAAACATCCTCAAGTTCGTTATCATTAGATGGTTTTGAAGCACGGATGATATCCAAATATTCCTTATCTTTGACTTCATCGAATGGGACAGAGATACCTGTTTTTATATTTTCTTCCCATATTTTATTTGCTCTTTCCATTAAGTCGTCAATGTTCAGAACCTCACCATCTATTTCAACAAAAATTTCGTTTAATTTTTTTACTATCATTTTAGTGTTTGTTTCGTTAGGTTTAAATTCTTCTGGATGAGCATAATCCATTTGGTTTAAGAAACTTACTACAAACAATACTTTATCTAACCCTAAAAGTTTTGCATATAATGCTCCTTGTAGTGTGTAATATATTGGTGGCTCATTGTTTGCCCAATTAAGAGCATTGTTTGCTGTCTTAAACTCGACTACCATCGCTATATCTTTTTTGTTATTTTTTGTACTAACCGCATCCCAACAACCCTGAAATGGGTTATGTGATGTTCCGAAGAAGTTCCATCTAACATCTTCAAATATATTTCCAAAATATTCTTCTGGTCCAACTATATTTGGAAACTTAGTTGATATATATTCTCTTTGTATTTTTTCAATAACCTTACCAGCCTTTGTATAAATAGTTTCTTCAAATGGTGGGGTAACTAATTTTGTACATTCACACCAAATTTTAAATGGTGATGAATATGGGTTCAATCCCAATATACTTGCAAATCTAGTTCCAGTAATATATTTGAAAGTCTTTGGTGGATTTTCCAGTATTATTTGTTTTCTATCTTCGCTATATTTCCAATTCATCTTTTACCTCCTCATAATATTTCCATATATAGCCCCCTGCTGTTTTTCTTTTACCATTGCAGACTTCACTCATGTGAGGTTGATTACAATTAAGGTTTTTTGCGGCTTCTGTTAAACTATTCCATGTTTTTATAAATTTACCATCTAACGAATATTGATTTACTTTTATTTCATGTAATTCTTTTAATTTTTTATTTCTCGTACCATAATTACAATTATATTTCTTTGTGCACCATTCCAAATTATTAATATGGTTGTTACTTGGGTTTTCATCCTTATGGTTTACTTCTAGGTCGTCCAAATTAATATCATCTTTATTTTCGTACGGCATATATTTAAAAGTCGCTTTAGGAATAAAAGCCTGTGCTGCTAATATATGTATGCGAGATGAATATGTTTTTCCATTTTTATGTAGTCCTATTTGATAATAACCTCTATCATTTTTATATGGTTTCAATATTCTTTCATCGCCAAATTGATTATTACAGTTTTCTCTCTTCTTACTTTTAACCCTACTATATGTACTCACTTGATACAAATCTTCAAACTCTTTTATATCCTTCCAAAGTTCACCATCCAAATCATTTAACGAAAGTGACAAAGCATCAATCATCTTTTCTTCCTTCTTTAATAGCAAAACTAATTGTTCTTTTAATAAAACTAATCATTGCTAAGAACGTGAAAATCATACCTGCAAAGAAGCCAAGCATTATATAAATCCATTCCATATACTATTCTCCTTTCAAAGCATCTAATTTGTTAGAAACTTTTAAACTAATTTCTAATATATCAGCAGATGATAATTCACCACTCATTAATTGTTGTAATGTACTAGCACCCCATTCAGGATTTTCAGATAACTCTCTAACTTTCATAATGTCATTGATAACTTCTTTAACATCATCTTTATCGCTTTCTGTTTGTTGTACTTCTGCTACAACCTCTTTAGTTATTTCTTCTTTCTTTTCTTCAGGTACATAGGTTTTTATTTTAGGCTCTGCTGTTTGTTCTTCTGTATTAGACATTTCAACTTCACTATTAAACTCATCAATAGTTAAATATGATGGTGTAAAGTTCTTATCAAACCAGTTTCTAAATGCCATTGAACTTGCAGCAGATGCACCTTTATCGCAAGTGTCACTACCACTTGCTAGACACCAATATTCGATACTTGGTGTACTATTCCATCCTTCAGTTTCAAATTTGCTAGCATCTAAATCATAAAATGTTGCTTTACATTTTACTGTTGTGACATGTTGTGGCATCTTGTTTACTGGTTGGAACATCGCTCTTTGTATTTCTTCAACGTCAATTACTTCCCAAGTAAATAATAAATTATATTTTATTGATAAATCGTTTATTGCCCTGTAGTACTGACCTATACTCGGATAATCCTTGCCACCTAGATTTGTAGCCTGTGTACAGTCTAATATAAACTCCATTCCTTTTATTTCTTTTTTCATTTCATTTATTTTTTGATAAATATTCATTTTATTTGTTTCCATTTTTTCTACCTCATTTCCTTTATTATTTTCTATTAATTTTATGAGTTCATCCTTTTTTATCTTGGGGTCGAACTCTAACCCCATATTATTAGCCATCTCAACTAGTTCAGTTTTCTTATACTCGGTCAACCTTTTCACCCCCTTAAAATCTTCAGCCCATTGCTTTGCTAATTTAATATACCACTCTTTATTAATATCTTCAATAGTACATTTGTTGGCATTATCTACAATTGGATTAATTGGACAATTCGCAAGGCTATCTCTTCTCCCATCGTATTTAACTTTTATAATTAAACCACTCGGTTTTTTACCAGAATATAGTCTATTATTTCTTTGCAATAAAATATCACCATTTGGACTTTCTTGAACACACTTTTCGTATGTCGACCCTAGATGTTGGACAACTTGAAATTTATGGATATTTGTTTCATTATTAATTGTTTCTTCAATAGGTGTATTAAATAACAAATATCTTGCAAGTGCTTCCGATACTATTGCTAACGAATTTGCTTTAAAGTTTGGTTTATATTCACTTGTGATACTACCATCTTCATTAATTTTTAAGTTAGGTAGTGAAGCGAAACATCCGCCTTTGGCTTTTATTTTTTTATGTCCTTCTTCACCATAACGCATTAAGTAGTTATTTACGTCTCGTTGTATTATTTTATCTATAATATCATACTCTAATTCTATACCGCATTTCTTGGAAAACTCATCACTAACTTTATAATACTCATCTAGTTTGCTTTTAGGTAGTTTTACCATCAAGCCATCCGTATTTACTTGTATTAATTCTACATCACCAATAGCATAAACTTTTTCGGTAAGTTCAGATATAAGCAATTGTCCAGTAATACATGTTCCTCTAGCACCTTTCGGGTCAAATAAGTCATTGTACTGATTATTTTGGCATCCGTATGTAGTATTTAATATCAACTTTAATGGCAACTGCTCATCTTTCTTGCCTTCTTTTTTGAGTTGTAATCTTCGTTGTAAGGTATTATAATATGCATCTTTATCTTTTATATTCCTAGATATAAAATTATATTGTGGTAATGCTAATAAATGCGGATATAGCGATGCAAAATCCTCATTAATTACAACCATATCTGGTTCATCTTTACTATCATAATAGAAGTTTGGAAGTGCACCGTGTTTTCCTCCCCAAGATACAACACAAGGCATCCCGTGCGAATTATATTCTAACTTAGTTTTAAATAATTCTTCGCTAGGTATGCTTTCATCATGTATTGTTTCAAAGAAATCTAACACTTCTTTTTCAATTACATTTGTATCTATACTCTCAGGAATAGTATAATCTCTTTCATCATCTCTTTTTGTCATTTCGGCTTCCAAGAATTTGGCACATAATTTAGCATTTGTTAAACCAATATTTATATCTGGTTCTATATTAGATAATATACATAAGTCATATTTGGTTTTAAAATATGTTTTTCTTGCTTCAAAGAGTGGTCGTAAAGCGTCAACGTCATGGCGACAATAGTATAACATTTCTTCATATTCTTGCTTTGTCCAAGGATGGTCTATATCAAAACTAATAGTGCTTTCGGTTATATCTAACAAAAGACAAGCCTCTATTTCCTTTAAAGATTTAGGGGGAACAATATCTTGTATAGTATCCCACACTGGTGGGAAGTTTTCAAGATAGTCATATTGCAGTTCAAAACCTTGTCCACCTTCTATTATATAGTCATTGACTTTTTTTATTTCACTTATATCAAAGCCAGATAGTATAGCCTTTAAGATGTATTGGTCGTAATAACGAGCATTATGTCCAATGAATATAGGATTATTTTTATTTATAAATTCGTAAATTTCGTCGGTCGATGAGTTGTGGAATATTGTTTCAGAGTTATCGGAATATTTATGTATTACGAGTAACCAATCATACTTGGTAACTTCAAAGTCGAATAAGTACAATCGCTCATTTATAAGAGTATCAAAATCATTCATTCAAATACCTCCATCTATATCCTCCAGCCGTTTTAATTTTACCTTTACAACATTTACATATATTTCGATTATCTATTCCTGTTTCTTCTTCGGCTACTCGAATGCCGTCATATATTGCAACTAATTTGTCGTCTTTTGTATATTGTGCTATTCGTTTCATTCTATAACTTGATGTCTTTCTTCGTCCTTCTTTAGTTTGAATGCCATAATTGTTGTTATATTGTCTAGTACACCACATCAAATTACTTACACTATTATTTAATTTATTTTCATCCTTATGATTTATTTCTGGTAGATTATTTATGTTGGGTATAAACGTTTCTCCTACCAACCTATGAACCAATTTGTGATAACTTTTACCATTTTTATAAAGTGTCAGCGTACAATAACCTCTATTATTGAAATGGTGTTTTAATATTTTTTCTTGAAGTTTGACTTTATTTGTTCCACCCCACCGGTTAATAAACGTTATATAA